GGAGCCACAACTTTGGAAGCGGTGTTTGCCGAAGTCGCGTCAACGGTTGCTGTTACAGCAGCAGAGCCGTTAAAACTTGTTCCCGTTAGGTATGTACCCAACGTCAGCGCATTCGCCACAGACCCAGCCGATCCAGAGATATTGCCCGATACTGCAGAACCATTGATGGCAATGTTGGTGTTGGTTACAGAAGTAACTTGCCCTTGGGCATTAGTAATAAACACTGGGCACCGCAGAGGCTGAGCCGTATGTACCCGCTGTACCAACGTTTGCAATATTAAATGTTGTGGCTGGAGAGAGTGTTAAACCTGTGCCAGCGGTGTAGACCTGTGCAGAACTGATCTGGGCAAACGTGATGGCTGTTGTACCAAAAGTAATGAGTTCCGGTGGTTGTGCAGACATAAGTCTCACCCGCGCCTGTATTGCCGTTGGTGACAAAGAAAGCGTCGTTGTAGCCCAGCGCATTAGGGTCGCGCACGCCATAAGTGTCTGCATCCGCAGTGCGAGTCAGCACCCAGTTAGTTGAGCCGTCACCCACAGTTGTGACTTCGTACACGCCGTTCTCGGCTTGCGCTGTCTGGTTGTAAACCAAGACACGCTTACCCACCGTCATCAAAATGCCGTCAATAGTCAACGCAACTTGCGTACCTGCGTTGGTAAGTGTTGCGCCTACGCCAGACGAGCCATTGTTATACGTGGCATTTAAATTACCGGCAGTGTTTGGAGACTCAACATAAACAGGCTCATGGTATGAAATACCTTGTGTAACCAACCCATCCACGTACTGCTTATTAGCGATATCTGTGTTGGAGGCAGGGGTAGTAGACACCGTGCCAGTGGTTAAAGCCGCAGAAGTAGCTGTAATTGCGCCATACAAGGTGGCATTTACTACATTAGAAGCGTCTTCGTAAACAGATTTTTCGGATGGGTATGTTACAAACACATCCTTAGGATTAGCCGCAAAATCAACAAGCGACCCGCTATTACTTGAAGACAGTACAGTTGTTCGAGACAACGTAGTGCCAGAAGATGTGTACGTACCAATACCTACTTCCCACGCGCCCGTAGCAGGGTCAACAATTGCGTAATAAGTGCTGTTACCGTTACCTACAGCCGCAAAAGACTGGAACCCTGCAACCGCGCCAGCAAGCGTAATCGTGCCTGTACCAGCGGTGGTGGAGGTTTCTTTAACCCGATCTTTTAGTACGAGAGCCATTTTTATTCCTTAAGACGGTAGGTTAGTCCAACCGGGGGACTGCGTGTCATCTATATTTTGCCAGTTTGGATTCTGATTGTCATCAATAGAACCCCATACAAGTGCATCACCAATACGAACGTAAAGCTGAATACCGTCCGGTCTTGCGTTAATAGTAGCAAGCGCATTAATTGAGTCTAAAGCGTTTGCCACCTCGGCTACTGTACCGATAAATGCAACTTGAACTGACTGTGAATCTGAGCCTGTTGAAGACTCACTAACCGCCACTGCAATAATTTTTACTGCGCTTGGCGCATCAAGGGCCGCAGCAAGTTCTGCAATTGCAGCCAATACGTCTGTGCGGGCTATTTGCGCGTCTGTTCCGGTTGCTGTTTCTGCTTGCGCCGCTCGTACATCTGAACGTGCCGTTTGAGCATCTGTACCCGCCGCGATCTCTGCGATTAACGCTAGAACATCTATACGGGCTGCTTGCGTAGAAGAAGCCATCGCAGTTTCGCTGTTTGTGGCCAACAAGGTATTATTGGAATTAAACACCGTGTCAGTGGCTGCAACAACTTCTGCCGCAATCCCGCCTAATGTGGTTTCGGCATCCATAGACGCCAAAGCTACCGCGCTTTCAGAAACGGCGAAGCTATACGTATTACCGCCTAAAGCGGCAAAGGGTGTCTGGGCAAATGTTACATCTCCAAACACCACGCATCCTTAAGCTGCATCAAGCGAGAATGTGTATGTGACCGCTAAGGTATCACCGCTGTCAACAGTCTTGTCGCCACCAGTAAAGTCACCAGCAGAGAACAAAACGCCAGATGTACCACTAGACACGGAGCAAAGGAACGCGCCTGCAATAACTTGCGCATTTGCATTCATTGTGAAAGACGATGGCGCAGCAGAATTATCAATTACTGAAGGGTCAGCAGTCGTTGCAGTGCCAAAAGTCACCGCCTTGCGGTTGCCTGTGTAGGCAGTGTTCTCTGTCCAGCCGCCAGAACCTGTAGAACCGTGGGACGCCAAGGTATCCCCGGCAGAGAATGTAGTACCAGAACCGGGGCCAGTCACCAAACCCAAGTACCAAGCTGCTGTGTAGCCAGAGCCTTTAAAAAAGGTTTGGTTCATGTTCTGCAAGCCTTCGTTTACCACCAAATTGTGGAACGTATCAGACCACTTGAACTGACCGTCAGGGCCGTGACAAGTTACTGTAAAGACACCACCAGCGCCTACGCGCTCAGTGCTACCGGGTCTAGCAACCAAGGATGCAGATACAACATCTTGTGCTTTTGAAATTTCTGTGCTCATGTTAAATCCTTACGAAATACGCACGATGGCGCTGTTTGCATCGGGGGTTGGGAAAATAATTTGGAACGTGTCGTTGTTGACTGTCTTGTCTGAACCAAAGTCTAAAACAGCTACCGACTTGTCGCCTTGTGTAGAGTTATAAACCAAAGCTCCACGACACGTAAATGTAGCGTTTGTCCAAGTTGAATTATTGAACGAAACAAATGCTGTGGGGACACCACTAGTGTTATTGCCAGATGTTGGTGATACCGAGATCACCAGCGTATTGCCGCCAGTTGTGTATCCATTCCCATTTGGAACTTCATTTACGCTTGAATAAACGGTAGTTGTAGGGCCAATATTAGCTGCGGCTGTATACAGCGCAACTTTAAATGTATTAGGAGATGTTGGACCAAAGTTGTGAACGGCTTGAAGCAGTTCAACTTTAAAGCTTGTGGTTGCTGTTTGAGCAATAGTTCATTTTATGTTACCGCCTGCCTAAATTGACCAGAACGATATGCGTCCTGACGTTCCATACCATCACCCAGACGTTTAGCCAACGCAAGCGCTTCCATGTATTTGGTGTTGTATAGCCCAACCATGTCGGCCTCACCTTTCATGAACGTGTACGCCTCAACCAACGAACCATACAAAAGCACTGAGTCAAAGTTGTCACCCAACCATGTTTGGCCGTCTGCTGCTACCGTGATGGACTCTGGGTAATAGTAATAGTGCAACTCAACTGTGTATGTTGCATCGGGTGTAGGGCCAAGAATAAACGCTAACTCATCTGGAGCATTTGTTTGTGAGCCAAACAACGCATAGTACCTTGGTAGGCCTATGCTTGTAGGCGTTGGATATGCCTGACGAATATAGTTTACATCTTTGTTTAAAAGATACTCATACGCGCCTGTGCCGTCTACTACAGCTATGGAGTACACCGCTAGAAAATCATTAGGGCATCCTAAGTATTTATTGCCGTTAGTTGTAGACCCCGTCACGTTCTTACGAATGGATGGGAACTGAACGTTGTTATAAATACGTTGCTCAGCTTGTTGGATAAAGCGATCTACTTGTTCTTTAGTAGTCTCAATAGCTCCGTCAGACAGGGTTATATCCGGAAAGTTGTTTTCCGTATATGCCTGAATAGAAGCAACAAGCTGGGTGTAGTTCATGCCATCGGGCCTCGTGCCATAGTGCCTTTAGTAGCCGCGCCAGTACCACGAATTTTGATACCAGTTGTCTTTACATCGGGGTTGTAGCCGTTACGATTGATGTTGCCAACCGACATGTTTACTGTGTCTGCGCGAGTAGGCTTAGCACCGCTGTAGCCGTTACCCAGCTCAACATTGCCGCCAGACATGGTATGTGGCTTAGCATAGACTTCGGCATTACCGATTTCTTTACCGCCTTGTTTCTGACTGAATTTAGCCATATCAACCACCTTTTTTGTATGTGAAGGATGATTTCTTCTGGTTAGCTACTTTAGCCAAACCGCGACCCAGAGATTTCATCTGCGCATTGGTTTTGCCGCCTTTAGCAAACTTAGTCATAGGTTGACCGGGATGCAGCTTTTTCTCGTGCTTGTGCACGGCTCCAGCCATCATCTTCTTGTCTTGTTTCAAATCCGCTTTGTCCATTTTAAGCTCCTATCTGTATGGTTACTGTACCAATTTGTACGCCTAACAACAAGTAGTTTGGTGTTTAATGTCGTATCAAAACCTTGTGCCCCACCAACAGGGTTCCAACCCCACTGAATATCTCTACTACCTTGAGTTGGAAAACCAAACCCGTTTGGAGCAGTGCTATTAGTCAACAGAATCTGTAGACCCGTCGTGCCCGCTTGTGTATAGCTTACATCAGGACGCGGCTCTCGTACAGCTTGTGGATCATCCACTGGATACATACCCAACTGTAACTGAGGTTGATCTGGATCCCAGCACTCAGGACACACTTTTAAATTAAACAAGCGCGTCTTGATAATCTCTTTCTTCAGGTCTTTTAACATGAACCGCTCATCACAGCGATCACACTGAGCAATTGCATACTTACCTGAGGAATATCTACTAGGCATACATCACCTGTAGAACGACTGTCTTGGAACGTAGCGATCAGGAGCCTTCTCACGGTCTTCCTGCGACGCTAACATCCATTGTTCTTCATAGGCTGCCTTAAGCATCACAATACGCTCCATAGGCACGTCAGGGCGCTTAGAACCAATGTAATAGGCCAAACCAGCCACCACGCAAGGAATCAAGCGGAATGGGATATCCTGCACGTTAACGCCGTTACCAGCGTCTTGCATGCGGCGCATACGCCAGTAGACAAACACATACTGATCGCCAGGGGCGTTAGGTGTAGGCCACACGTTTACAGACGTGAGGTTGTTAACCGTTACGGTTGCGCCAATTGCATGACCAGCGGCAGTTGTATTAGCGACGCCGTTGTACTGACCACGATAACAATTAAGTAATTGATTACCGCTGACGTTTGCGTAGTAGATTGTTTCTGTGTCAATTGTGATAAATCCTGTAGCGGGTAGGCTCACTGTTGAACTGAGGGTAATAGTTGTATCTGTTGACAATACTGTTGCCGCTACCGTTGCAGTGGATAAATAGCTCTCATTAGACTGCCGGTTAATCCACACTTGGATAGGACGGCCTTGGGCCAGTTTATTTGGCAGGGTTGAGTACGTTGATTCAGAGATACGGCTAATGTTGATGTCAATCTGGTTAGGCGTAGTCGCCTGTGTACGGATAACCTGATCCAAGAGATCAATCGTAGTACTAGGCAAAGCATAGACGCCTTGCCCTGTATTCATTACGAATTGGCCTTGCTCAATAGTCCATAAATTGATGCCACGGTTAGCCCATTCAATCGTAAGCATGTTGAAGGACCGACGTGCGGTACGAAACTCATAGCCAGTACGAACCTCAAGACCCGCCCGCTCATACGCTTCCTCAACAATATCGTTGAAGTCTAGGTTAAAAGTGGAGAGTCCTGAGGTGGAGGCCATTATTTTTTC